CATTAGGTAAGTGTTTCTTTTGGGTTTCATAAAGTTCATTGAGTCCAACAAAGACTTCTAAAGGGACTTCATATTTTATGATTGATTGACCTAAAGTTACAGACGCAAATTTCATCTCAAGTTTCATTTTTCATTCTTTCATAAGCTCTTTGGCGTGGAGGATAACCTTCAGCCTCAGTAGGAATATAGTCTTTGGTAGCATCCATCAGATCTTTAGGTACTTCGCTTGTAATAATTTTAATAGGGACTTCTTTAATGCCTAATTCATGGGCGGCTAACCAACGATTATTTCCAATACAACATTTATAACGATCCCCTTCTTGAATACAGAGGAGAGGATTGATCATTCCTTTTTCTTTCATAGAGTCTCTTACCTTTTTATAAAAAGGACTTTCTTTTTGATGATTAGGATTTTTTTGTAGCTGCTGGTTTCTTAGAAATACTTTTTCTATTGGCACCATCATACTTCAGTTCTCCTGATTTTCTAACACGTTTTAAAGTTTCTAGTTGACCCAGTACATTAAAGACTTCAGGTTGTGAAGAGCCTGCTGTCAATGTTGCTTTCTTTTGTTCGAGTTGATGCATATAGGATTCAGCTTGATGGGTATTGACATCTCTGTCATCAAAGCTGCCATCATGGAATTCTTTCTTAAGTTTAGACCAGGTTGAAATTTCTCGCATTCGAGCTTTGGCTACCAGTTCCATACTCGCTCGAGCATAAAGTTTTTCTTCAAGTTCAATTTGAGCCATTTTTCTTTCAAACTTATCTTTATCTGTTTTAATTTTGTGTTCTAATTTTTCAATCTCAACATCGTTCTTTCGATATTCAAAAGAAAGATGCATGAGGTTTTCAAAGTGGGTGTTTTGTTCACGAACCGATTGCCAATACTTGGCAGCATTCGTTCCATACTTATTATCCGATAGAACCGAGAAACGCATTTCG